CCCCCTTCGGGGGTTCGGGGGCTACAACTTAAAACCCTCACCCGCCACGACACACTAATCAACTGGTACGACGACCAATGGTACGAAATAGTTGAGCAAGCCATACACCGACACTACGGGCAAGACATCAGCATCTACGCCCCAGAAGAAATGCTTGACCTCATTAGCTTCTATGCCGCCAACATCTTAAACTACTACCCCAGTGTACTCCTCAAAAAAATAACCGCCCCTGCGGCTCGCACCGAACACTAACCGAAGATAAACCGAACACAAGATGAGAATAGAACTCAACGAAATAAGCGATTACGACTACATCAATCGTAAAATGAGAGAGCACGCCCAGGAGCTCCTCAAAACCGCCAAAAAACAAAAACGCCCCGTGCGATACCTCCCCCAAGGCATCAGCGGCGATAACGTAACTTGGTGGGCAGACTTCAAAAAATACGGAAAAATAATTAACAAATAACAATTATCAATTATGACAGTAGATTTAAGTAAACTCACAGCCAACGAACTCAAAGCCGAACTACAACGCCGCGAGCAAGCACAAAATGAAAACCGCGAAGCATACAAAGCCCTCGTCAATGAAGCAATTCCGCAAATCATCGGTAAACTGCAAACTTATTCAGAGCAAATGGCAGAGGTGAAATTGCATACTTTTGAAGCCCTTAAAATCTTGTTAGACACCAAAAACGAAGTCTACGAAGTAAAAGGCGACCAACAAAGCCACACCTTCACCGATACCCACGGCAACACCATCACCTACGGATTCCGTGTCATAGACAACTGGGACGACACCGTAAATGCAGGCATCGAAAAAGTCCGCGACTTTATATCATCACTCGCTAAAGACGATGACAGTGCCAAACTCGTAACCGTTATCAACCGCCTGCTCAAGAAAGACGCCAAAGGCAACCTCAAAGCCTCCCGCGTACTCGAACTCACGCGTGTAGCCAAAGAATTTGACAACCCCGCCTTCACCGATGCCGTAACCATCATCGCCCAAGCCTACCGCCCACAGCGTTCCGCCTTTTACATCGAAGCTAACACCCTCGACGAGCAAGGCAAAAAGTGCAATATCCCTCTATCGCTATCCTCGGTAGATTTCCCTCCTGGTACTGATATTAAGCACCTCTTCCCAGTACACGAGAAGTACGAAGAGAAAGCCACCGCATAACTACACTTTTAGCCGTCTCGGCAGCTAAAAGATGCTCCTCCGCCCTTAGTATGCCGTTAGTAATAAGAGGACGCTTTTATGAGACCCACTAAGGCGAGGAGCTTTTTAAATAACTTTTAAACACCGTTTAAAAATGAAAAAAGAAACCACAATAAAACCCCACCAAATACGTATCCTCCAAACCCTTTTAGGCAAACGCTTTAAGGACAGAGAAGCCCGCCTACACTTTGTATGTAGCTTTATTGGCAGAGAGCTCCCAAGTACTAAGAACCTAACAGAAGATGAGTTTTTCGCCCTCGCCCAGCACCTTGGTTACCATTTCGAGATGCACGCCTACTTTAACATCGAAAACAAGCAACACCTAAAGCTATTAGCCCTATGCCACGAACTCGGCTGGCGCGACGAAGCCACCCCAAAATATGCAGATATAACACGCCTTGGCAAATGGTTTTGTAGTAGCAAAAACCCCTTCAAAAAAAGCCTCCAGAACCTCACTCCCAGTGAGGTCGGCAAGGTCAATAACATATTCGAGAAAATGCTAACACAGAGATATGAAAGAAAGTAAAAAAGGGGTCAGGTGTCAGCTGTCAGGTGTCAGTTCTGCCACGTCCGACACGTCATTTGTCATTCGTCATTCGTCATTAAATACCTGCCCCCACAAGCATAAAGAGCTCCGCACCCTTGCCCACTACTGTACCGTAGAAGTAACCGCTCTCTTTTGCAAAGACTGTGGCAAGCAATTAACAAAAGAAGAGTGGAATGTATAACAATTTAATCACAAAATACAATGGAAATAGACGATTATGATATAAGTTACTCCTCAATATGCGATAGGATTAATGGAAACCCTCAAGCAGCAAAAAAAGAGCTATTGCGTTTGTGCAATTTGACTATAAAAGCAGAAGAAAAAGTTGAAGAGTTAGAAGAGGAACTCAATAAGGCTAAAAGAAATGTGAGGTATTTTAAACAAGGCATATACAACACCTTTCATTACTTCCGCAACCAAATTGGCAAACTACCCTCTTCTGTTATCCTCCGTGAAGGAAAGACGATATACATCATTAAGTACTTTGATGAAGATAACATTGCGATAGATATTGAAAAAGAAAGTTTTTAATTACTAAAACACAAAGAAAATGATAACAATCAAAGATTTAACCGTAAAAGTAACCTACAGTGTAGGTTTATCAGATGTAGAAGTATCTGAAAAAGTAGCTAAACAATTAGAACAAATGGCAGACTATGGATTTTCCATTAGTGATAGTGAAATAAACAAATTTCCTGAAGCTTTTGAGTGGTGCATTGATAATATAAGTGAGGATGATGCCCTCTACTGGGAATACGAAGTAGAAATTGACTAATAACCTTTTAAACACAAAATACAATGGAAAACAAAAAAGTAACAATTGACGAATTAGGTATAACAGTAACATACCAAGTTAGATTTAGCGGTGAAGTACCCGAAAAAGTAGCACAGCAACTACAATCTATGTACAAAGAAGGAATGGTATATAGTGAGGACGAAGACCCTCTAACCAATCACCCCTACAAAGAAGCTATAGAACTCGTTGCCGATGTAGGCGATGATGGAGCACCATCCCACTACACCTACGAAATCGACAGCTTAGAATTTTCAGAAGAAGCTGAAGGATAACCTTTAAAACAATTACAATATGAACGACAAAGTAAAAGAAAAAATCACAAAAGTCTACGAACTCGTAAAACGAGGCATAGCAGGAGAACAGCAATCAGCCAAGAAAATGCTAAACAAATTGCTTGAGAAGTACAACATTTCAGAAGACGAGCTTAATAGTATCGCAGAAAAAGAGTATTACTTTAAGTACTCCTCTGATTTAGACCAATGGCTATTTATGCAGCTCATTAACTACTTCTTTAAGGATAAAAGCTACAAAATTTACCGCATTAAAGGTAGTAGGGTAAAAGAATTTTCAATACAGATGCCTTACTTAGATTGGGTAACATTAGATAGTGCCTACGGCTATTTCAAAGCACATCTAAACCAACAATGGCGCAAACACGGCTTGCCAATAGTCAATCGTTGCCGAACTACCAAAACCAAAAACAAACGCCGTCAGGAAATGCAAGCAAGTTTTTTTTCGTTATACATAATTCGTTCAGGTATTTATCACCCATCACAAAATAGCTCTTGTCGCCTTAGTGAGGAAGAAATAAAAAGGCGAACTATCCTTCACGAAGTTGAAGGCGGTAAATACAACCAACAAGTAACCACAGGTCTATATTTAGAATAACCTTTTAAACACTATTAAAAATGAATAAAGAAAATTACCCCACTTGGCTTGTGTCCCCCGACATTGCCAAAGAGCTCAAAGAAATAGGGTTTGACACCCCATGCTATTGCTATATAGCTCTTGCTATCAGCGGCAAAGGTTACCAATGTTTAGAAATAGGTGATAGGATACACAACGAAGTCTATAATAGTATTGAATTAAGAGATATAAAACGTATCAATTACAACAAACAGAAAGGTTGTATCTCCCTTCCCTCTTGGACTGAAGCCCTCGCTTGGTTTCGCGCTCGTGGCTACTATGGCAACCTCGAAGCCACCAAAGACGGTACTACTGCCTACATCTTTACCCCAGAGGAAGACTATGGAAGCTGTTGGAAGTTTGAATATAGCAACCATTATGAAAAAGCCCGCGAAACCCTTTTACTTAAACTAATAGACCTCTATAAAACAGCAAACCAATGACCTACACTGTAACCCTACATCGTACCCACACACTGCTAAAGCTCACCTACAAAAAAGGTGAGCTTTGCAAAATAGAAATCAAAAGCGGAGGGCTCAACAGTCAGCAATACCAACAACTTGGAGCTATCCTACCCCCACAAGAGGAAGATATACAACGCTACCAAGAGCAATGGAATGGCAGTGTGTCCTACACTAAAGACGAGCATCAAACTGCAAGCCTTTACACCCAATTCTTAGACGAGTGGTTTGGCTTCTACAATCGTCTATACGGCTTTCCTCCCAAGTTCACTGGAGCCGACGGCAAAGCCCTCAAGCAAATCATTAGCTACCTGCAACAAGTATCAGCAAACGACACTGAAGCCCTTTCCACGTGGCAATACCTATTGGGCAATTGGCAGAAGATGGATGAGTTTCACCAACGAAACACCGATTTAAAATACATCAATTCACAACTCAACAAAATTCTACAAAATGCAAAACGAGGTAACAGTAGTGCAAAACAAACTTACAGCACTGATTTCAAACGAAAGATTCTTGAGGGTATATTCACCCAATAACTGTATGAAGCACAGCTACAAACTCAAAACCATAGCCGAAGCTATCAACCTGCCCACCCCCTCTATTAGTAGCATACGAAGGGACTATGGTGCAACAGCTTGTGAAAGTTATATAATGTTATGGCTCGTATATCTAAACGAAATGTTAGCCGTAAGTCGCCCAATGAGCGAAGACCAAATAAGCCTCTGCAGTAGCCAAATAATGAACGATTACGGTTACTTAAAACTCACCGAAATATCATTTATATTCAAACGCGTACTATCGGGTGAATACGGCGAATTTTACGAGCGCTTGGGTATTGATAAAGTGCTTAAGTTCTTTCGCGAATACGATAAAGAACGCCTACAATACATAGACGA